ATTACTGAAAACGTTGGATGTTTATCAGGTTATAGCATTCAAGAGATTGCTGGTGACTTGATATTTTTAGCACCGGATGGACTCAGAACAGTTGCTGGTACAGCGAGAATTGGTGACGTTGAGTTAGGAACAGTAAGTAAAGCGATACAGCCAATCCTTACAGACTTAGCAGAATCTATTAATAACTTTGTAATTAGCAGTGTTGTTATTAGAGAGAAGTCACAATACAGATTATTTTACGCAAACACCTCTTTGAACAAAAACCAACAAAGAGGCATTATAGGAACATTAAGACCCAATGGTTTTCAGTGGTCAGAAACAAGAGCTTTAGAAGTAACGGAGATAGGTTCAGGATTTAACGAAAATGGTATTGAAGAATATTATCATGGTGATACTGATGGCTACGTTTACGTACACGATTCAGGTAACGACTTTGATGGGTCTAACATACTTGCTCGATTCGGAACACCCGATTACGACTACGGAGATTTAGGAACTTTAAAAACTTTACACTACATGAGAGTGTCTGCAAGTTCTGAAGGTGTGGTAAGTCCTGACGTACAAGTTAGGTTTGATTACGGTAATACCGATACACCACAACCACCTAATCTATTTGATTTAGGTACGATTAACCCACCAGCATTGTTTGGTGAAGCCCTTTTTAACACTAACGTATTTGGAGGAGCAGAAAGTCCAATGGTACGAATCCCACTACAAGGAAGTGGTACAAGTAATAACTTTACAATTATTAGTGATGATACTAAAGCTCCATATACTATTAACGGATTTTATATAGACTTTATACCATCAGGTAGGAGATAAAAACAAATGGCATTAACAAAAGTAACATCAAATTTAACAAGCTTTGATAGCTTACTTGTCGATTCAGATAATACAAATACAACTATAACAATTGAATCTGATTTAGATGGGTCTTCTAATTTTTCTTCAGGTATTGATTTTGTAAGAGAGGGCGAAGCAAAAGGCTCAAGAATTGAATCAGTAAGAGATGCAAGTGCAGGTGGTGTAGGTCTTAAATTTTTAACTACAGCAGATAACGCAGCAGAAGTAAGTGGAACGCTTACAGAGCAAATGAGATTGGATCGTTCAGGAAACGTAATGATTGGTACTACGACTGCATCAGGAAAATTAAATGTCAATGGAGATATTAATTTTCTTGGTCGTATAAGACCATCAGGAACAGGAGGTAATGGTTCAAAAACTGCACCAAGTATTTGTCCGGGTTATGATAATGACTCAGGATTTTTTCAACCATCATCAAATGTTTTAGCTATGTCTCTTGGAGGAACTGAACGTGTAAGATATAGTGGAGGAGACTCAACATTTACTTCAGATGAAGATGTAATTACAAATTTTTACAACGGTGCAGGTTCTAATACTGGCTGGGGAGGCAATGTTGCAGGTTACTTTGCTTCTGTTAGAGGTGGAACAAACACACCAATGTATGTATCTCACTCAAGTACAGGAAGTGGTGAGTTTATAAACTTTTTACAAAGCACCACAAGTAGAGGAACTATTTCATATAATGGCTCTGTAATGGTTTATGGAGGTACTTCCGACTATAGATTAAAAGAAAATGTTGTAGATTTACCAAATGCTACGACAAGACTTAATGCTTTAAGACCAGTTAATTTTGACTGGATAGAGACAGGAGAAAACTCAGAAGGCTTTTTAGCTCACGAAGTTCAGGCACAAGTTCCATATGCTGTACAAGGAACACATAATGAACTTTATACAGAAGACGGAGTTGGAGAAGAACAAGCTAACTTAGTTGGAGAACCTAAGTACCAACAAGTTGATTACGGAAAACTTACACCTTTACTTGTAAAAGCTTTGCAAGAAGCTAATGCAAAAATAGAAGCACTTGAAACAAGAATAGAAACATTGGAGAACGCATAATGGCAGGTTATACACGACAAAGTTCATTTGCAGATGGTGATACAATCACTGCTGCTTTATTTAATGATGAATATAACCAACTCGTAAACGCTTTTAGTAACACGACAGGGCACAGTCACGATGGCACTGCTGCTTCAGGTCCTGTTATTGGATTGATTGGTGATGCTGGAGAAACTTCACCAAACAATAAAGTGCTTATTGATACTACAAATAATTACATTGAGTTTTATGTAGAAGTATCAAGCAGTCCGGTACAACAGCTTTATATAGCTGATGGAGCTATCATACCTGTCACCGATAGCGATGTTGACTTAGGTACAAGTTCTTTATACTTCAAAGACTCTTACATTGATACAGTTACTACAACAGGTAACGTTTCAGTAGGTGGTAATCTTACAGTTACCGGTAATGCCACGATATCCGGTAATCTTACTTTTGGTGATGCAGATACTGACAGCATTAACTTAGCTGCTGAGATTGATTCAAATGTTATACCAAACACAGATAACACTTATGACTTAGGAAGCTCTACAAAAGAATGGAAAGATATTTACATTGATGGTACAGCTTACTTAGATGCGATTAACTTTAATGGTACTGCTATTACTTCTACTGCTGCTGAACTAAACATATTAGACGGAGTAACTTCAACAGCTACAGAACTCAACATTGTCGATGGTGATACATCAGCAACTTCAACAACGTTAGCAGATGCTGACAGAGTTGTCGTTAATGACAATGGCACAATGGTTCAAGTAGCTCTTACAGATTTTGAAACATACTTTGAAAGTGCTTTAGATACTTTATCAAACGTAACAACAGTCGGAGCACTGAATAGTGGTTCTATCACATCAGGCTTTGGAAGCATTGACAATGGCTCATCAGCCATAACAACAACCGGTACAATAACTTACGGTTCATTAAGCGATGGTACGATTACCATTACAGCTTTTGCAGATGAAGACGATATGTCCTCTAATTCTGCAACACTTGTACCGACACAACAATCTGTCAAAGCGTATGTAGATAGTCAAGTTACAGCACAAGATTTAGATTTTCAAGGTGATTCAGGTGGAGCATTATCTATTGATTTAGATAGTGAAACATTGACAATTGCTGGTGGAACAGGTATAGATACTACTGGAGCTACAAATACTTTAACAGTTGCAATAGACTCTACAGTAGCTACACTTACAGGTTCTCAGACTTTAACTAATAAAACATTGACAAGTCCTGTTATTAGTTCAATATCTAATACAGGTACTTTAACTTTACCAACTTCAACAGATACTTTAGTTGGTAGAGCTACAACCGATACATTAACTAATAAAACTTTAACAAGTCCTGTAATTAATGGTTCAGTTTCAGGTACAGCAATTCTTGATAACGATGCTTTTGATAATGCTTCAGCAACTACACTAGCAACTTCAGAATCTATTAAAGCTTATGTTGATGCACAAATCTTAACAGAAGATACACTAGCTGAGTTAAACGATACTAACATTACATCACCTGCTGGTGGTGCTTTATTATTCTATGAAGCTACAACTGCACAATGGATTGACAACGTAGTATCCGGTGATATTACTATGACAAGTGGTGGTGTTGCAACGATTGCTGCTGGTTCAGTAGAAAACTCTATGTTAGCTGGAAGTATTGCTAACGATAAATTAGCAAACTCTACAATTGGTATAGGTGGTATTGATTTCTCTTTAGGTAGTTCAGATGCTACACCAGCTCTTGATTTAACAGATGCTACAAACTATCCAACATCAAGTTTAACAGGTACAATTACCAATGCTCAGTTAGCTGGGTCTATTGAAAACTCTAAACTTACAAACTCAAGTATAACTGTAAGTGATGGTTCTAACTCTACAGCAACAGCTTTAGGTGGAACAATAACATTTGCTGGAACTTCTAACGAGATTGAAGTAGCAGAAAGTTCAGGTACAATTACTTATGGTTTACCTAATGATGTAACCATTGGAAACGATTTAACTGTTACAGGAGATTTAACAGTTAATGGTACTACAACGACTGTCAATAGTACAACCGTTACTGTTGATGACCCTATATTTACTTTAGGTGGAGATTCAGCTCCTGCTTCTGATGATAACAAAGACAGAGGTATTGAGTTCAGATGGCATAACGGAAGTGCTGCTAAAGTAGGTTTCTTTGGTTACGATGATAGTGCTTCAGTATTTACTTTTATACCGGATGCTACAAATACTTCAGAAGTCTTTTCAGGCTCTGCTGGTAACGTAGCTTTTGGTAATATTGCAGGTACTTTAACAACAGCAGCTCAAACAAACATTACAAGTGTTGGTACACTTTCTAGTGCTACAATCTCAGGCGATTTAACAGTTGATACATCAACACTTAAAGTTGATAGCACAAATAATCGTGTAGGTATTGGTAACGCATCTCCGGATGTGTCTCTCGATTTAGGTTCTAA